ACCTCGGAATTCTGAAGGGCGGCCAAAGGAAGCGCCACGCCGGGATTCTCGGAGAACCAAAAGTGAAGCGGAACGACGAGCTGGCGACTCCGGATGCTCGGCTCAGGAACCGTCGTCATCGGCGCGGTCGTCGGAGTGGTGGTCGGCGTAATGGCGTGCGGGTACTGATTCCGGCGATCGTAGGCATTCGCGGGGTCATTCAGCTCGGGGACGTTTCCGACCATCTGATCGACAATCTGGCGCTTGTTCCGGTCGTGGGTCATATACGAATAGAGCTTGAGCCATTCGCCGGAGAGCGTCTGGATGACCTGCCCGTTCATGCTCAGCTCCACGCGATCAATCATGTTGTAGCCGATGTTGTCAATCCACTGAAACTCGTAGCCGAGGGAGTTGGGAGCCGTCTGCGTCTGGGTTCCAGCCCCGTATCCGGGAGGAAGTGCGGCGGTTCCGAGATACTTGAGCGGAGACCAAATGTCAGGGAGCGTCAGGACGAGATAGGTATCGTGAAGCAGCTGCGCATAGCGATCAATACGACAGGAGAGAGTCTTGGTTCCCGTGGTGGAGAACTCAAGATTGGAGGCGCTGAAGCCCATGCGGATAGACTCCATGGCAAAGTTGGTATGGCGACGGTAGACGGCTCGGAAATGAGTCATGGAAGGACTTCCGTTGACCAACTCATTTTGAGCTCCGACGGCGACCAATTGGAGAAGTCCGCCCGGCATTTGTATGTACCGTGGTGAATTGTTTAGGTTCTTCTCTACAAATGCCCAAGACCCACGCTGAACTCCGCGAGGAGCATGCGGAGGACTTGAATACGTACATGGACGGGAAGCAATTGACGTTTGAGATCACTCATGCATTGGGGAAGTCTGTGGCCGACTGGCCTGTCGTCGAGAAGGAACTGGTGGTCTTTCGTGGACAACCGAAGGCGTACACCACACTTCCCACAACGGTTCCCTTTATGTCCACGTCGTACTACTTGCATATCGCCAAACGCTTTGCGGGAGACGGCGGACACACGTTCAAACTGATCCTTCAGCCCGGTGTTCGGTTTTTCGTTCCGGCTCCTGGGTCGGGCGAAGCCGAAGTGTTCGTGGAGACTGGGGCTCTCATGACGTACGGTGTCGATAAAACGGGCAAGGTCGCGAAAAAGCGCGTCAAGGATGCCGATACAGAGGAGGTTGCAAATTCGTTTGTTGTGACAGTGTCCCCGAAGCCAACAGGAGGACGGCGGCGTCAGCTTTCTTCCTCCACGAGATACACGAAACGTAAGAACAGGAAGAGGCTTGCAAGTTGGAACCCACGGATACATACCCAACGTGCGATGGAATCGTCCATGTTTACTGCTGAGAAATCGTCGCGCGGACGCCGATAGGACGGAGGGCCTGGCGTGAGACAATGTCCTTGAGATTCACGGTCTGAAACGTACCCGGAACACCCGCAGTGCCCGCGGCCCCAAGAGACGTCTCACATCCCGAGCACCAGTTGGTGACTGTGATTCCTCCAGGCGCATCTCCCCAGGCCGATGGAGCGGGGACGTGGAGAATCTGACGGATCGTCGCGTTGTTTGCAGTCGTGCTGAGATAGACGCCGTTCGTCTTGTCCTTCTGCTCGGGGGGCGTGGAATAGAACGTGGACGCAATGATCTGACGCTTCTTCCTCGTCAGGTAATCTTGGGCGGAGTTGACCTGCATTGTCTTACGCAAAGAGATTTATACGCGAGGCTCCGGAAGACTTCAAATGCGTGTCGTCCTCGTCAGCACGCACATTGATCAGACCACCGGATACTCCAAGGTTGCCCACAATCTCCTCAAGCAGGCCTCCACCCTTGCCCCTCGTGTCAAGCTGTTTCACTATGGCTTCCAGCGCCACCCGAACGCACCCAGCCACCGCAAGGCCCCGGCGGGCGTCAACCAGTACGATGCGGCTGCGAACGAGGATCCCAAGGAGGAGGGCTTCGGCTTCAACAAGATCCACGACTATCTTGAGATGGTCGGCCCGGATGTCGTGATGATCTACAATGACCCCCTCATCATCCACAAGTTTGTGGAGGCGATGAAGCACGACAAGACGACGGCCACCTACAAGCTCTGGATCTACGTGGACCAGGTCTACGAGGGCATCGCCCCTCCCCTCATGAAGACGATCCGCGACCATGCGGACCGCGTCTATTGCTTCACGGAGATCTGGAAGCAGAAGTTCCTCGCCTACGGTGCCTTCCCCGACGTTCGCATCCTGGAGCATGCCGCGGATTCGACGACCTTCAGTGCGATGGCCGACGATGCACGCACGGCCTTCCGGAAGTCGCTCGGAATCCCGGCGAATGGCGTTGTGTTCCTCAATGCCAACCGCAACAGTCAGCGCAAGCGTCTGGATCTCACGCTCGCAGGCTTTGCGCGCGTCCTCAAGACCACTCCGAACGCGTATCTCATCGTCGCAACGAACGTCAACCCGCAGGCTGGCGCCTACTATGACATCCCGACCATCTTCCAGCGCGAGGCAGCCCGTCAGGGTCTGGACCAGATGGCGCTGAGCCACCTCATCCTGATTGATACGGCACCTCCGAATGTTGTGGGAGACGAGGGCATCAACCAGCTCTACAACGCAGCGGACATTGGCATCAACACCTCGGACGGTGAGGGCTTTGGTCTCTGCCAGCTGGAGCACATGCTCACCGGTGCGCCTCAGGTTGTCATGGACATTGGCAGCTATCGCACCTTCCTGGACGAGAGCACGGCGGTCTTCGTTCCTCCTGGCGATGATGTCTACTTTCCGGGGTCCATGCCCCTCGGTGGCTGGGCGCCGTCCTTTACGGCCGCCTCGGTTGCGAGTGCGATGGTCAAGGCGATTGAGACGCTCCCGGAGCTTCGGAAGGGGGTCTCGGCCTACACCTTCAAGACGTGGACGCAGGTGTGTGATGGATGGCTGGAGGATCTCCTGACGGCCTGAGGAACTCCCGGGAGCCCTCTGGGCGACTAGGGCAGCATCCATTCGACGGTCGTTGGAGTTGTGAGCGTTCCGACTCGGAGCAGGCGCTCATTGTCTTCAAATGCCGGACCATCATAGATCTCCTTGGTCTGCGGATCATACAAAAACACCATTCCCTTAATGGCCACCTTTTGGAGCTTGCGCTTGCGCTTGGTCCGATTGCGCAAATACGTCAGGTCCGTGTCGTCAGTTTTGAGACTCGGCTTGTAGGCCAAATCTTCACCTGTTGCCGTGCTGTCAAATCGCATACAGGATACCACAGGAGTCTCTTTGCTATGGAGTTTCCTGTGGAGTTCGCAGTCGACAGCTGCAGATTTGAGAAGCGTTGCGAGACGTTTCGTCGTCACATCCTTCTCAAACGAAATTTCATACAGATACTCGTCGGTGGACATGAAGATATCCGACGGGTCTCCCTCGTACCGTTTGGTCATCATGTCCGAGCGACGCACGAGCACCACGTTGTTGGAGCCTTCCGTGGACTTCGCCTGGTCTTCGGTGAAGACGGAGACGTAGAAACTGACCTTGACCGTGCGTTGATCCTGCGGCAGTCCGGCGTGCGAGCAAATGCGGACAGCGCGTCCAATGACCTGATCGTGACGAGCCGGATTCCAGTGGGGCTCCATGATGTGCACACGGCGAACGTTCAGGAGCGTAATGCCCTCGGCACCTGCCGACGAGGCCATGAAGACACACAGAATCTTGCGCCCACGGCTTTCTACGGAGGCCTTGAGACTCTGGGGAAAGTCCCGGGCATAGACACCGTTGAAGATCTGACGGATGTACTCGCGCTTCTCGGCATCGTCTCCGGCCTTGGCACCTGTATAAAAGGCATACGCCGGCTTCTCGGAGGACATCGCGGGATCTTCCACCCACTGATTGTTCTGCTTGACGAGCTTGTACTCCTGCCACCCGTTCGCGTCCAGAATCGCGCTGAAGACACCCAAGCCTTCTAGCTCGCGGTACTGCGAATAGATGAACTGATTGTTCCGCGCCTCCACGGTGCCCATTGAGGCCTTGACATTCTTGAGCATCCGGAGCATCTTGGGACTGAACGTTTCCAGTGCGGTCTCAGAGAGGAATCGCTTGGGGTCGGCCCGGAGTTTGTTGAGAATGGCTTCCTTCTCAGGAACTGCATCCTCGGAGGCCGCATCTTCATCCAGCTGCCGCAGGTCCGGCGGAATGGCGTAGTTACAGGCCAAACGAGAATTGACGCGGAAGGTCTTCATTTCGCTGTCGCTGGTTCCCATCGTCGCCCGACGCTTGTTCTGCTGGATCTCCTTGAAGCGGACCGCAAGATAGTGATTGAACTGCTCGGGAGACATGGGGACCTGTTCGAGCATCTTCTCCGGCTCAATGACCTTCGGAAGCATGCGCTCATCGGCCCCCTTGAAATACGACACGAGGCCCTGAATCCGGCGCTGAAGCAACAGGGCGTTCTTGATTTGGAGTCCATCCAAGAACGTCGCTGCAAACTCCTCATAGTCCGTGGGCAGACACTCCAGCGATTCCACGGTGATGCGATCGGTTGCGAGTTCAGCCCCACCGACCTCGGTCTCAAACTTGGAGGCCCACGAGGACACCCAATCCTGAGGGCTTGAGATCGTCCCCATGTCCTTCATGTACTGAACGGCTGTGCGGTCTCCCTTTTCGTTGTAGACACTGCGGAACTTGGGAGGATTGCGGGTCACCATTAGAATCTTCTTGAGGGTGTTGAACTCCACGCCATCCAGGTCCGGAACTGCCCGGAGCGCCGTCGTCATCTTTTCCTCGTCCCACGT